ATCAAATTGCCTCACTGCCGTCGGCTCGCCGCTCTGGCCTTCTGAATGCTACAGCACCTGGCCTTGCCGTTCCCGCAATCAGCTTGCTATCGCCTGATATGAGGCCAGAAGAATGACCGACACAGAACGCCTAGCCCGCTTAGAGGCCCGCACAGACGAGCAAGAGCGCAGGCTAGAGCGTATCGAAGAAAAAATTGATGGCCTACTTGAGCTGGCCGCTATCGGCAAGGGCGCTGGCTGGCTGCTGATCAAAATTGGTGCTTTGTTGGCAGGTTTTTTGGCTGCAGGCGCATGGCTGTTAGAGCAGCTTAAAATCTAAAATGTCAATTATGAAGCACCGCACTGGTGCGCGGGGAGAAGCCATCGCAATCGCGTGGCTAATCAGCCGCGACTGGTACGTCTTCAAATGCTTTCAATCGCACTCCCCGGCCGACATTGTTGCAATCAAAATGCAAGGGTCGCGCCCAGCTCAGGTACTGATGCTCGAAGTCCGCTATCAGGGCATCGAGAGCGGAAGACCTGAGGGGCTTTCATATAATCAGCTCAAGGCAGGCGTCAAACTGATGATCGTCCATCACGATGGCCACGTTGACTTGGACCCAGAGTGGTCGCGGAGAAGCAATGCGAAAAAATCTCAACCGACGCCCGACACAGATCAAGAGCTTTGATCAGTTTGATATAGCAATCAGCCATGACCCAGAAACCAACCGAGTGTGTGAGGTCTTCATTGTCGGTAGAGGCAAAGAAGGCTCACCGCTTTCCGACACGCTTTATGAAGCTGGCTGTTGGATATCTGAGACAATTCAAAATTCTGACGAGGAAATTTTATGCTGACGCTTTTGGGGAGTTTGCTTGGGTTTCTATCGGCGCTAGCGCCGAGGGCGTTTGACTATTTTCAAGAAAAGGCAGACCGCGCTCACGAGCTGGCCATGATCGACCGCCAGATGGAGCAAATGAAATTAGGCTCGCAGCTCAAGCTAGAGGAAATCAACGCCCAGGCTGACATTGCTGAGACTCGTGCGATTTATCGGCATGACAGCTCGATCAAGTCATCAACCTGGGTCAACAACCTGCGTGGTTCGGTAAGACCGGCAATCACATACCTGCTTGTTTGCTGCCTCATTGCGATCAAGTTTTGTGGCCTGTACGCGCTGATAGCCATCGAAGGCATGGCGGTCTATCAAGCGCTTCCAGCAATCGCTGATGATCAGTTTAACGCCATGATTGCTGCGGTGATCAGTTTCTGGTTTGGCAGCCGTGCGATGAACCGCAAATGAATACGGACGCAATTCAAAATCTCTCGCTCGATATCGTCAATCTGATTGAGCCATTGGTGGCCGTCACCATCGCTCTGACGATTGGTTTGGCCCTGAAAGACTGGGTTGTAAACGCTATAGCTGGCCTGAAGTTCAAGTGGTCGGAGGCATGGTCTGAGGGTCAAAAAGTGTTTATAGATGGAGAAGAAGCAACCATCATAAAGATCTCGACAAGCGAAACTGTGTTTGCGATTCGCAATGGCCGTGGCCTGGTTTGGCGGCACGTCGCAAACGAAAAAATCCGCAGCCTGAAAATTGAACGCATTATTGAGCGCCCAGATGAAAATCAGTCAAACGGGCATTGACCTCATTAAAGACTTTGAGGGGTTTCACGCTGAAAGCTACTTATGTCCGGCTCAAATTTGGACACAAGGTTGGGGTAGTACGTCTGGCATCACAGCAGACACACCACCGATTACGATGGCCGAAGGCGAGGCGTTGCTCAAGCGTGACTTAGTTAGGTTTGAACGCGCGGTGCATCGGCTATGTCCGGTGCCGCTAACGCAAGGCCAGTATGATGCGCTTGTTTCATTCAGCTTCAATCTCGGCTCGGGCGCTCTACAGAGCAGTACGCTTCGGCGTAAGATTATGCGCGAAGATTATCTCGGAGCCGCCGACGAGTTCCCCCGATGGGTGTTTGCCGCAGGACGCCGCTTGGCGGGCTTGGTGCGACGTCGAGAAGCCGAGAGAGTATTGTTTTTATCGGACATGGAGGATGCGGCATGAAGCATGCAAAAGAGATCATGGTCATCGCCATGATTTTTGGCGTTTTCCTGCTGCTGACCGTCATCATTGTTGGTGATTATTACATCGCTCTCCGTGAGCATAGACCGCCAGACGAGAGCGTGATCACACTTTTAAAGATGACGCTGACGGGCGTTATAGGCGTCATTGCAGGCTATCTTGGCAGGTAGTTTTCGCTTGTCTTATTCAGAAAGTGAAGGGATTGGATTGGCGCAAGGTGTCGCAACCCCTTCACTATACTGAGTGAAGGGGTTGCATGTTCACTTGAAGGCGCTGCCTTCCACTAAAGTCTGTTAGTTTCCAATAACTTCCGTATGCCTGTCATTACTGGGGGTGAAGGGGTCGTCAGTTCAAATCTGGCCGCTCCGACCAATAAATCAATGACTTGGCGGAAACTATTGTGCAGTGCAATATGTTCACTTGAACATAAAACTGTGACAAAAATAACACAGTAGACCCCTTCATATGTTTAGGGCCACTGCAGCGTGGCGCAGAAAATCGGGGCTAAACCGCGCATAAACAGACTCAGTGATTTTGGTGTTTGTGTGACCAAGGAATTGCGAGATTTGCGACATCGGTACGCCGCCCTCCGCCATCCAGACCGCCGCCGTGTGACGCAAAACGTGCGGCGTCACGTCAGCAAGCTGCGGCACCTTTTTAACCCGCCGGCGGAACGCGATGTCAATGCGCTTGATTGGGCTGCAATTATATTCGACGACGTGATCAGTCACCGCAACCGACTTTGCCTCACGCAGCCGATCATATAAGTTGTCGGTCATTGGCACGACGGCGCGTCGCTTGTTTGCCGCCCCGCCGTCGCCGCGCAGGTCTACCAGCTTGCGATCAAAGTCTACCTGAGACCACTTCATCTGGCAGATCGCCGACTTGCGGGCGCCGGTGGCGATGGCGATCTCTACAAACAGCGCCAGGTGGTCGGTCGGCGCGACCGCGCTACGGAGCAGCTTGAACTCCTCGCGCGTCAGATACCTATCGCGTGGCGGTGGTGGAGGTGGCATCTCAAATACAAAACTTCGATGGCCCTCGGGTGCGTACTTTCTAACCGCCGCTTTAAGGCACGCCAGCTCGCGCCTGATTGTTGCGTTGCCAGCTCCTGCGTTGCGGCGTCGCTGAATGTAGGCTTGGCACATCGGCACCGAAATCTTGTTGGTGTCGAGGTCGCCGAAAAACGGCAGCAGGTGTTTTTCTCCGTAGTGCTCCCGCCCTTTTGGACTGCCGATCTTGTAGCTGCGCCAAACCGCCTTGACAGTTGCCTCAGTGACATCGGTCTGCTGGGCCTTGTATTCGGCGAGAAGCTGTTCTGCCTTGTCTCGATTTTCTAAATTGTATGCGAGGCCTAAGCCGTAACGTCTAAGACGCCACTCGACGCCGGTTGCGCCTTCGCATGGTTCGTACCAATGCACGGCGTATCGTCCACGGTATTTTCCGAGCTTGATTGTTGTGTCCATCCTTCATGCTTCCTAATTTCTGTTTCAATAAACCTGATTTGTCTGCCCACCTGGAAGTGGGCGATCTCACCTTTGCGCACCATCGTTCTAATAGTCTTGGGGTCTACGCCCCATCGCTCAGCGAGTTTTCCTACCGTAAATAAGCGCGAGTCCATTGTGAATCCCCTTTAAAAAGTGCTGACGGCGAGATGGCCACAGGGACATACAAAACCCTGGTCACGAGAAGACATTGACACGCACTCGCCGCCAGCTATCGGACTGAGGATGCGAAGCTCAGCCAGATTTCGTTTTCAATCCTTGCGGCTGAGCCACTGGCCGCCGCTGCACGCATGTAGCAATCTGTGATGTTTTAGCCATGTTGATGGCTATCATTTGCTCAACACACTGCTGCATCGTGTCCATCTCGATACGGTCTTGGACGAGAATGAAGACACGCGATTCAAGCGTCATCAGTAAGCCCAGGACCATAAAGATGTTCATACTGCCAGCGCCCCCATCATTTCGTCAGGAACTGGTCTTGGATTGGATTTTTTGAGAAGGATGCCTGTCGTCATAAGGGCTAGGCGGATGGCGTCGTCATCGTTAATATCTTGGTGACGCTGCGTTACTAAATCCAATACATCACCGAGGTCATGTTGGCGATGCAGCAACAATGCATCCATGTGAATGCGGTCCGCTAGATCGTGTGCTAAAAGCCAAAAATCTGGTTGAACACTCTGACGCTTTTTTTGCAAATGCTTTGGGCGGCGAGCAAAACTTGATGATGGTGCATCAGCCAATTGTTTATACTTGGTGCCGAAGTAGCCATATTTTTCGATTTGTCCAGCGATGTATTCAGCATTTACACGTAAACGTTCTTCGTTCTGTCGCATGATTTCACGAATGCGCTCAGTCATCTTCACCTCCAACGATCTCGCCAAGGCAGGCGGCGTAGCCAGCCAAGTCAACGATGCTGTCGTTGTGCGACGGGTCAGCCTTCAACCGCGCCAGTTTCATCAAGGCCAAAGCCAAAGCGACGTCGCCGGGCGTAAATTCACGATCAAAAAAGACTGACCAAAGCCGCGCAATCTCAAAAAATGAGCGCTCTGGGCTGCCGTAGCTCTTCCCACGGCCCATCACTGCTGCATGAGCGAGTGCGAGCACGGCAGCCCGGTCCATTAAAAGGACTCCGGAGCGTTGTGTGGCGGAGGTGGTGCCGAAACCGCGACGGCTGCCGGCGGTGCCGTGACGCCTGGCGCAACGGGAGTAGCTGCGCCGTTGTCGAAGGGCGAGCGGCTTTCCCAGCCGGTGATCGCCAAAACGGGCGCGTGCGCCGTTCCCTTCGGCGATACAATTGGCGTGGTGCCGGTGAAGGTCACAATCGGAGCTTTGTCGACGTACTCCGGGCCGGTGGCTGCCTCAAATGCATCGTGGACGGCATCAACGGCGTTGCGCACTGACATTGCAGTTGATCCAAATTCATGGATGTCAGCACCAAGCAGGCTGGAGTTATAGACTTGGATGCGAAAGCCGAGCTTGTGATCGTCTGATGGCTGCTCGATCATTTGTTGTGAGCCATCGACAAGGCTGCGATATTTCATTGCTTGGATATCCACAACGCCGACCAGGCGTTGCCAGACAATTTCGATGTTCGCAAAATCCATTTGCAAAGCTATCGGGAAGGGCAGGGGCTGCGGCTGATTGGTCCAGGTTTCGCCGATTTGAACGCGATTTACCTTCGACAAGATGCCGCTGCGGGCGTCAAAGCTCAGTCGGGGCAGGATTGCTGATGGGGTTGTGCCAGTGGACATGAATTTATTAATAGGCATTTCTTCTTTCTTCCTTCTGTTTTTCTGGGGGGGGGTTAAAATCCGAACACCTTTTTGCCAGCAGCCCGCATGGCGGGTGACGACATATAAAAGCTCGAATAATCTGGGACGACGCACTGGGCCATTTCTTCAAAACTTGAAAAAAGCCCCATAAATTTTTCGCGTGCGATGGTCGCAAGCCGCACTTCTTCAATGGCTTGAGGGATATCCTCTTGCCTAAAAATTCGGCACTCTTTGCCGCTGACATAAGCAAAGCGCATTTCGTGATTTCCGAGAGCGGTGCCATACACCGCGCCCTGCCAACGATGGCTGTCAGACACGTTCGCAGTTGGCAGCCGCAGTGTGGTT